CTCCCGTTCAAAATATGGCCATGCCAAGACCAGCAAGAAGTGACACACAATCATCTGGTGCAGCAATCGCCGCGGCCGCAGGGTAACAAAAAAGGGCAGGTCAAAGACCTGCCCTCTTCGCGAGAATACTATTTTTTAGTTTTCTCTCATCCCTCTCCGGCCAACTTGGAGAAGTAAGACATTGCGTCTTCTTCTTCAGACGGAGCATCATTAGTAGTCTCTTCAGTCGGAGTTGAGTCCGAACCGAAACGACTGTTCACGTTCTCCTGAGCGGGAGAATCCATCTCCTCCGCCCGACCAGTAACGGGGCCCGATGTTCCAAGTACACGTTCGAGACGTTCCTTGAGTTCATCGTATGACTTGAAGGCATCAGAGGTAACAAACTCCTGAAGGGAGTTCTGACCTTCCCAAAGGGCCTTCAACTTTTCATCATCTCCATCAAACAATGTAGAGACTGAATCGAATTCCGACTTGTCGTAGTTTAGGAAACCAGCGACCTTTCGGATACGCAGACGGAAGTTAGCACCCTTCCAGAAGTCGAACGGAATGATCGCTTCTTCATCTGCAAACTGAGGCTTCATAGCCTCCTGAATCTTGTCGAAGATCTTCTGACCATAACGGTAGAGGAAGACCTTACCCTCATTCTCCGGGTTACCCGGATCAGAAACGACGAGGATGTTAGAAACGTAGTTCTTCTTCCTCTTGAACTTCTGAGACACAAGATCCTTGTTGGACTGCTGTCCACTGTTCCAGAGTTTGGTGTTCATCTCTGAAACGGGATCCTTTTCACCGAGAGTGGTACGCGAGTTTTCGATGTACCAACCACCGGGGCCTTGGAACCCATGAGAGAAGTAAAGGACGTAAGGCATTTCCTCGTTCTTGGGTTCTGGGAGGAACCGAACGATTGCAGATCCAGTGCCCGCATCATCGAGAGTGGGCTTCCAGAAACGATCATCCTTGTATGACTTCTTCTCATCACTCGCGGCAAGACGCGAGATCAAATCAGTTGTGTTACGCTTTTTCATTGATTCAAACGACATAAGTTCTCCTTTGTTGTGAACTGTTTTCGACTGGTTTATTGTACAACCACATTGACATCAGTCAAGATCAAAATGGAAGTTTTGCTGTTTTTGGTAGAAGGTTTTTATCTTCTGCTTCACTCTGAATCCTCTCGACGATAGGCTTTGTGAGATACTTGGCAACAAAGCCAGGTTCTACGCCCATTTCATCAGAGGTCTGAATGACTGCATCCATATACGGGAGATCCTCGTCAACAACGAGTTCCTCAATTCTTTTTGGGATAGATACAGAGTAGTCTTCCTCGTTCGTTAGCATTGCGAATCCTTTCAATAGAACAGAAGAAGTATAACACAGGACCGAATTTAGTCAAGCATACATACTATGTATCCCGTAAAAATGGAGAAGGATAATGGCCGGAGCAGCAACCGCAGCAGACAATATTACACTCAACTTAGGCACAGGTGGTGCCGACGTTGCAACTGAGTTCATCTCTGGAGTAGGACACGTTCAGGTTGTCAAAGTGGATGTTGGTGATGCCAACACAAGCACACTTGTATCGACTAGCGATCCACTCCCAGTACAAATTCAAGGTCTTGGTAGTACAAGTGGTAGAGACTTTGATTTCTTCCCAGTCGCAGGTAGCACTGACGGATCTACACCCGTTGCAGTTTCTATCGCAGGTGCAACTCTCACCGTCGAAGAAGTAGGCATCTCTGGTGGTACTCTCGATACCGTTCACAGAGTCGATGAAACTTACCTCATGGGCGCATCTGCTGGTTACACAGCGATTGATGTCAAGGTTGTTTCTACCGATGTCGCAGGACAGGAAATCGGAGTCACCGCAGGAGCAGGTGGAGTTGAAGTAACTGGTAGTATTGATATCGACAACATCGCAATGCCAACCGTATGCACGGCAGGATTTATGCTTGTGGGAACGGGTGCAACTTCCGGTCTATCATCCTTTGCCCTAGAGTCTGGTCTAAAACTAAAGAACTACATTCAAGACAATGACTTGGGTAACTCTGGTGGTTGACGATTGCTCCGCAAGGACTGGCCGTATCAGCATTCCCCGCAGGAGCAACTAATGGATTGATTCTCGCTCCCGGCGAAGAGGTCTTCCTAGAAATTTCAAACGTAAACTTGATTCAACTCACCGCAACAAACAGAGGTTCAGGTCTAGACAACCAAGTCGCTTTGTCATACTTCGGATCTTGAGGTAATAATTTATGAGACACGGAAAGCAGTCAAGACGCATCCGTGGTAGTTCCAGTGCTATCACCATATCATTGAGTTCAGCGGTGACTGGTCCAACTGGCCACGCTCTTACCTCTATCGATTTGGAACATGGTCCAACAAATAGTGGTGCAACCACCGATGGCATCACCAATGCGGGACTAACCGTCCCTGCAATGGTTGAGGCTGCACACTTCACTATTCCTTCTGTGGTATCTGCTTCAGTTCCTACTGACACCTTCCGACAGGAGATCTTTCCACCAAACCATGAATTAGCAGGCAGAAACAACAATCTTATTCGAGATCTCCAGTTTCAAATTGGTTATACTCAGATTCTCGATGCTGCTACATCAGGTCAAGCAGGATGGACACAGGGCATTGCCAATGCGTCTGGTTTGGGGGCCCCGAGTCAAGGTTCCAATTTCAATCTGCGGGATTCGAATCTTGCTCTGATTGGTAACTGGCATGAGGTAGAAGGCAGTCTTCTTCGATCCTTTGGTGATTTTGGTTTTGCTGGAGAAACTTCAGCGACCGCAGGAATTACCAAAGGTCAGGGTTTTGCCGCTGACGATGAAAGATCGAAATCATTCACACCAATCGTCACTGAAAGATTTGCAAACACAGATCCTTCGATAGATGATGAACTTCTCAGTAGAGAGGCAATTCTTCGTAGGATCGGATTTGGTGAGCATGGTCATGCGTTCTCACACTATATCGGAAACTTTAGAACCTCCGCTGCCGTTTTCGCGGACACTGTTGAAACCAATATAAAAGTAGACGATCCGCCTCCTCCGATTGTTCCCGAACCAAATAAAACTCCTTTCCGATCTGGAGCCAATCCTGACTACACTCGGCCTGGTGATGGTCCACAGGTCGATGCCCCAGATAGAGGTGGTTTTGACTACAATGAACCCGAAGACGAGACGACTCGCCCCGGTGGAGGTTCGGTTGAGCAAGAGGGCACGTTTGATGATAGCACCCCCCAGACCAATGTCACAATCACGGTTGGACCCACCATCATCATTACTCCACCAACGGCGCCGACCGACACGCCGGATGAAACAAATGATACCACGGATTCCACGGATACCACGACCAATACCACAAGAACCGATACTGCCACTGATGATCCCGGTGGAGGCACCGGAGACGATCCTACCCTAGTCATGAGACAGGGTAGAGGTATCTTCTGCTACAACCTTTGTCCGGGTAATCTATTCGAACACTTCCCGGGCCCAGGCGATAGAGTATATGGTGCTGGACTACGACTTGTTCCTCGGGGAGTGGCCGGTCGCTTGAGTGATATTACTGACACCGAACCATCACTTGATGGTGATATGCACTTCCGCATTGTTGGGTTTACCACCGGAAATGGTGCGGGTCATAACTTCACACCCGAAGCCACTCAAC